TGCCTTTCAGCACGGCAAGTACTTCTACAACAACGGTCAGCTCTGCGCCCACACCTACGAAGTTGTTGTAGGTACGGGTGAGACTGAGACTGTTACTGAAGTAGTAGAGTGCGTTTCGATAACCCACTCTACTAGTGACACTGGAGTCAGCGAGAATGCTACCGAGCTTGGTGGCAAGATCGCTGAAGGGGCTGTCAAAGGTCTAGTACCTGTACCGTGAGCGCAATCGAAAGAGTCAGCTGGTACATGAGCATCATCGGTCGGGAGTTCCCCGACTTCGTTGATGACGGCCTCTCCGGAGGCTTCCCCGATTGGGCGTACCGACGCTGGCATCTGTGGGTCTCAGGACGAGTCCACGACTGGCACTACTGCACACGCTGCCACAAGCAAGGGTCTATGACAGACCCTGCGAAGAAGTTCGCTGACTTGGCACTACATGCGCATGCTAGAGAATTACTTCCCTGGTACCTTAGACTAGCCCCATGGGTCCTCTATGTAGGGGTATCTATTGGGGGTGGCTGGGGTTCCTGGGACAGCTGTGGCCCTGAAGAAGGTGATCGGTGCCGCCACAACATCACGCAGCCTGATTGGATGGCTGATGAATAAGGAGAAACGCAATGGCAAATGGTGATATTACTGCGATTGAAGAACTGGGAAGAACTCTCCTCCCTCATAGTGGGTTGGTAGTTGGTGGTAGCACATCGACATCCCACAAGATCATGGTTTGGGGTAGGATTACTTGCACTTACGTGTCTACAGGTGTAGACCTTGGATCGAAAGGTGGAAAAGCTGCTTTGGGTATCAAAGGAGAGCCTGACTTCCTGCACTTTCAGCCTCGCCAAGGTGGCGCGACTGCTACAACGAATCCCACTTCATTGAATGGGTTCATGGCTAACATAGAAGTCGATAACACGACGGAGCTGATCTTCCTTGTAGATCAGGTTGGTAATAATGCTCCAACTACTCCGACAGATGGTGAGACTTTCACTATCGATTACTTTGCCGTTGGTGAAGACGGTCGCAGAGCGATAGACCACGGATAAATAAAGGAGAAACAAAATGGCTGATGGTGACGTAACAATTAAAACTTTGTATTCACATGCACTAGGCGGCGGTCGGGATGCTAATGGCAATCCGAAGCAAGGCAAACGCTTCGTTGTAGGTCAGATCACTGGTACTTATCATAGTTCTGGTCTGGCACTCAACAAGCATGGCGGTCCGCAGGCCTTTGGTGTCAACAACTTGGACTACCTCTTTCTTGAGGTAATCTCGTCTGGCGACGGGGCTGTACCTGATGCGCTAAAGCTGCCCCACGCTGACTATGATCATGCTAACCAAAAGATCTTCGTTGTTGAGGATCTTGGACAGACTACGCCAGCAGTTCCCACTAATGCTGATGCTATGGTACTCAGGTTCATCGCCGTTGGTGACGATCCCACTACACCGGATCTCGGTTAAAGGAGAAACTAAATGGGTAACGGAGATATTACTTCTCTAACGATTCAAGGCAGATTCAAGCTGCCTGGTGGTGGGTTCAAACAGGATGGTACTCCCACACAAAACAAGACTGTTTTGTGGGGTACGCTTGTATGTACTGCTGCGGACGCAGGCATCGCTATCAATTCCTACCTCTCAGGGGGGCTCAAGATGCTTGGGCTTGAAGAGCTTGATGTGATCAATTTCTACCACAGCGCTTCGAGTGGCCAAGCGGTAGGTGACGAAGATCTATATTTCTTCGCTCTTGATCGGGGAACCACCCCTAAGGTTCATCATCTTAAGGATGTTGGTGCTGACGACAGTGGTTATATCACTGCTGGCGTTGATCTCACTCTGCACTACTTTGCAGTAGGAACCTCGCTAGAGGATCTCTAGTAAACACTAATGACTCTACGCTGTCAAGACTGCGGCATACCGTTGAAGAAGGTGCGACCTCAGGGTCGAGCCCCTAAATACTGTACGCACTGTCGCAAGAAAAGACAGGATGAGTTCAAGAAAAGGAGTAAATAATGGCTGCTAAACTACTGCCGACTACGGATCGGTTGCACGCGATTGGTCCTATGAAGATGGAGATCATCGAGTTCACCGGTACGGTCACGCTCGCCGATCAAAGCGGTACCCAATCGGGTATCTCAGATGACGATACGTTTGATACACAGATGGTTCGACCTGTTCATATCTTCCCTCAAGTTGATGTAGACGGTGTTGATGGCTCGACTACCACGATTAGTGGCAAGACGGTCACCTTCGTGAACACATCACAAGCAAACGTCACGGCTCGATTCTTGGTATTTGGTTACTAAGAAGCACCACAGAAACACTATTCCTGGGAGAGGATAATGAAGCTACCTACTACGCTACGCCCTAGTAACTCGACGTATAGAGAATGCATACCTGGGAAGGATCTTCCTTCTTGGTTCATGGATGATCTGAAATCAATCGATGATAAACTGTACCTTGTTTATCACCCGTTCGAAATGATCTGGGACGATATGATGAACCAGTACGAGGGCGAGATACTAGACCCCCGCTTCACTATCCACCGGGAACACGGTGAAGAATGTTGGGGATGGGTCACCACTGATGGTAGTGGTGCCCCCATCCCCGAGTGTGCTTGGCATGTGTGGAGGCTCTGTGAGCCCCACGGCTGGGCACATGTGGTTCGGGTAGAATCTCGACACGACCAGTACCTTGGCCTGATGGTCAACAGACTACACATCCAGAAGACTTTCCGTGAGCGCTATGGGGACATCGCCTGGAACAGGAACACCCGAGAAGAGCAGGAAGAAGCTCAGAAGGCGAGGCAGGATGCTCAGCAAGAGGGCTTCGAAGCCGTGCAGGAAGAGAACGCATGGCTGATGAAGAACGCCCGAGACAACATGTCCCGTGGTATTACTGCACCGACCAACCCGACGATTGAAAAGATCGTGAGCTACGCAGGTCAGACGAACAAGAGTCGAACGTCGCGTCCGCTAGATGACTCGGACGTGGGACTAAAAGGAATCGAAGATCTTTGACTCCTATTAAAGGAGACCTAGTATGGCAGCACAACTTACTGGAACCCTAGCCAATTTCATCGTTAGGATTCGTAGATACATTGGTGAGGAAACAGCGGAAAAGAGTTATTGGGACGACGACCTCATCAAGCAAGTATTCAACGCTCACTACCGGAAGAGATGCTCTGAGCTAGTCATGGCATTCGAGGGATACTTTACTGTAGTCGCAACCCGCGACACGGTCACCGCACAGGAACGATATGCGTGGCCCTCTAACTTTGAACGCCTCCTCAAGATGGAGCTGGTTCGAAGCGACGGGTCAACTGTACCCATCCAACGCCAAGAGCGTCACTACCACAGCAAGCCTATGCCAGGTACTAGTGGAGATACTTACTTTCCCAGCTACCGTTCCATCGGCAGCGGGTTCGTCCTTGAGCCTGCTCCTACGGTAGGTACCGCAGGGCAGCTTAGGATGGAGTATGTGTCCACCCCGGTAGAGTTGACGGCTGACAACGACGAACTGCACTCAGACTTCCCCACCATGCTGGACGAGCTACTCGTTCTGGACACGGCGGTGGCGATGTTTGACCAAGAACAATCACAGGAAGAGGGTAGAGTGAGAAGCCTAATTCGACAGCGCATGGAGTGGGAGCTGACCTGGGAGCGATTCATTGATAACCGAATGATCTCCTCCAACAAGGTTACCCCCTTCAGAACGCACTACAACGACGCCTGATGGGTGGTCGAGAAGCCATACCGTACCTTGATATCAAGGGATTCCAGGGGCTCTACACCAAGAGCACCCCGGAAGTACTGGAAGCTGCTCAGCTTCAGATTGCCCAGAACTGCGATTACTTCGAAGAGTACGGTGCAGTTGCCAAGATCCGTGGTAGCTCCCGTGTACTCGATGAGCCTTACAAAGAAGGTGGCGTCGTCAAGAAGATCTCCTGGGTGGGGGCATACAAGGCCCCTGATCTGGATGGTACCATCCTGCGGCACACACTCGTAGCCGCTGGTACCTCCATTGGTAAGGTAGAAAATGGGCAGATCACCAAACTGCTGACGGGCAGGACCGCTGGCCTCTATCACCAAGCGACCATGCAGGACACCCTCATGTACATCTCCAACTACAACCCTGACCGGGTTGGAGAGGGCGATGCTATGATTAAGTACGATGGCTCTGTCATCACCCAATGGGGTATTACTCCTCCCGGCTCAGAGTCTACCATCGTTGACAACTTCGATGACGCATCTTCGTGGGAGGAGAACGCCTGCGTACTATCAGATCAATCCAATGTTACCTCTGGCGACGTTACTTGGGACGGGGCAGCTGTAAAAGTAGATCATGAGTTCTATTCCACCGATACCTACAGCCTGGAGAAAGCACATCTAGAGTTCTATCCCCAGGGAGATACCAGAAACAATGAAGACGCGATACGGGATCGCGTATCCTTCTTCGCTTACATCCCACGAGGGGGACTGACCGCATCTCTTACTAACCCGATAGATGCCGGGTTCAAGACCAGCGGCCCTGCTCTCTCGGTGTTCGTCAGTCCTGACGGCGATACAGTTGAAGACAACAACTGGCAGTTCGACTTCTCACAGGGGTGGTTAATCGAAGGATGGAATAAGATCAACCTAGACTTCGCTTCGGGGAAACCAGGTGCAATACGAACGTTCTTCACACCGCCGGGACAGGCCACAGGGGACTTCTACCCCGAGACTGATTCAATCAAGCGCACACGCTTTGAGTTCTATATGTCTACGGCTCAAACGACTCTTAACGGGATCCGGGTGGATCGCTACGAACACTACGACGAAGGAGCGCCAGTCGCTTCACCGTCGGGAGATGGCGATATCTCGGGTGTATACAGTTACAAAGTTATTTATGTTAGTAAGTATGGTCAGTATAGCAATACTGGTCCTAAGAGTGTTGATGTTACTGCGAATAGTAACGCCCAGATCGACCTCGCGCGGATCCCTGTCTCATCGGATACGCAAGTGGTGGCACGGAGACTCTACCGAACGGTAGGCAATGGGTCGGTGTGGTTGTACCTCACTGAGATCCTTGACAACACTTCCACCACGTACAAGGACATCACTGCGGACGGTAGCCTCGGTAACGAGACTGCGCCCCAGGCAGGTGACTACGCTGACGACAACTCGGTCCCTCCCAAGTGTGGTATCGTCAAGGCATGGAAGAAGACGATCTTCCTGGCCGGTGACCCACAGAACCCGTACACCCTGTACTACTCTGAAGACGACGAGGGCGAGAGCTTCCCGCTCATCAACGCTCTGGAGCTGGACGAGAAGATCACAGGGATCTATGAGTCCTACTCCGGGCTGGTCATTGAGACTGAGACCGGCAAGTGGCAGCTCATCGGGAGCAACCCTGACTTCTCGCTCGACAAGATCATCCACGGTGTAGGCTGCGTGGGCCGCAGGGCCTGCGGTACAGCCCGTACTGTAGGGTTCTCGGTGGATCGGGACGGCATGCGGACCTTCGACCTCAGTGAGACCAAGAAGATCAGTGAGCCTATCCGTGACATGTACGATAACGACCTCAACAAGGCCAACATCGAACTGATCCACGCACACCACCTCAGGTCTAAGAACTGTATCTTGCAGTTCAACCCCGACGCCGATGGAGACTACACCTCTATCTGGGCGTATCAGTACCCCATGGATGATGTTGGAGTAGGGTACTGGTCCACAGTCGTCACCCCTACAGCAGCCAACCTCAACTTCCTCGACGCTGAAGAGGTCGAGGACGAAAATGGGACGTTCAAACTCTACGCAGGAGGGGCTGATGGTATGCTGTACCATCTGTTCGACGACTCGTCCAAGAACTGGGTAGACGCTAACGGGACAGAGTACGCCGTCGATATGCAGGTTCAAACCCCGTACCTGAGGGTTGGGTACCTAGGTGCAGAGGTAGAACAAGCTTCTGGTAGGATCAACCCCCATACGTTAGAGCTGCGGATAGGCGATGACGACGCCTGTATCTGGACCTGTACAGTAGAGACAGCTAGAGGTATCCAACAGACTTTGGCTACTGATTCTAGCATACTGGAACTGGAGTTCGGGACGAACAACTCACTCATTAGACAAAGGGTGCCATCGAAGGGTTCTACACCGGCCGAGTACGTCAGGCTGACGCTACAGAACGCTGAGTTGGATGTCTATTCTAAGCTGTTGGCGGCAAGGTTCTTCTACCATGTCCAACCGGCTTTGTTTGACGAACTCTCTGTCGATAACACGACTTCGTAATGTCCCAGGTTACCAATCCCCACCTGAATTCTCAGGTGCGGCTGAAGAGATGGCCCCCTGGGCGGGTCGCTCAGCTCAAGCTGTTCCTCGGACACTTGGAGCAGGCCGTAGGAGTGTCACTTGCCTCGCAGGTGGAACAGTCCCCCAAGCGCAAGTTCTCTGAGTTCGTCCCGAAGATCGTCCCTCAGGATGTGACGACTGATGTGTCCTACCGTGAGGTAAGGATCACTTTCATACCGCCTAAGGGGTTGAGGAACCTACTGTTCTACGAATACGATATCAGCGCCACCGAGGGGTTCTTCAATCTCGATCGCTTCAACTCCCCAGAGCCGTTCTTCCTCTGGCCGAACCTAGCCGAAGGGGTTACCTACTACCTCCGGATCAGGGTCGTGACAAAGAACGGAGAGGTGGGGCCGTGGTCTGACACAGAAGCAGTGACCACCCCATTCACCCAGAACTACGGGTTGTACGACGGCACAGTGCATTCGTATGGTGTGAGGGGGGGCGAATTCTATCTCTGGACGGCTGTATGGGACAGAACCTACAACGCTATTGGTGGTCATATG